ATTTCCCCTGCATTCTTTACTTCCACGCTCATGCCCAAATCATGCAAACTTTTTCCGTATTCCAGGGCCATGTGGCTGATTTCGTCCATTTCCTCATCGTGTATTTCAAAAGGATCCTGCTCTTTGTAGGTTTTCTCCAGAGCTTTGGCTTCGTCCACAACTTGTTCCACAGGCAATTGATTCTGCTCCAACACGTCTTCCAGACGGGGCATTTCAAATGTGTCTTCAAGTTTCTCAAAACGGCTCATCTTTTGCCCTTGTTCACAAATATTTGATCTTCGTTGAGCACGCGGAAATGGATACCATTGCGACTACAAAACTCCATGGCAGCACGCCACTTGGCTGAATTCAGCACCACAAAGGCCTTGTCTCTTTTACTTTTTGCTGCTTCCATAAATGTTTCCTTCTTGGGCTTGACTTCAATCATTTCCACACGCTGACGCCCTGACTTGTCCTGATATTTTATCAGGAAATCAGGCACATACACTGTTTGTTTTCCAGTAAAAGGATTCTTGTAAGGAATGCTAAGGCATTCACTACCCCACTGTATTACACTGGGATGGGTGTCTAGGAAGTTCATCACACTGAGTTCCCATGAGCTACGGTATTGAGGGGACTTGCTCCCTATAAGTTTAGCTGGATACTTGGGGAGGTACCTACCTTGGCTATATTTGCTCATTGATACTATCCAGTAATTCTGCAAGAGTTATATCACATTTTGCATTCTTGCTTAGGTTTTCTTTACACGCCAAAATCAGCATATTGGACATGTCCGAGTATTTAGATCATTTAGCCAATCTGGTTGTAGATCTTGGCTCCCAGCATCAGATTGTGGTTGTAGGGCGGATCACTATTGCCCGAATTTACACCAATCTGACTGTGCTGTGTGCGGAAAAAGTTTACATTTTCCAAGAGCTGACTACTCATTATTCCATTTTGAAACAACTTGTTAGCCCCCACTCCCTGATCTTTGGCTGTAACAGCAGTAATTGCACCAAAGGTGTTGCTCAAGTTTGTGGGCACGTCACGTTGTTCGAACAAAGCTTTGCTGATGTTATAGCTTTGAGGATTGAGTTGAAAGGTACCATCCAGAGGACTATTTTGTATGTCGTATCTGTCAGCCATCACAGCACGATCTAGAGATCTGCCTGTGTTTGCATCAACAAACTGGCGTTCTCCGTTACGATTGGAAACAACAGCTTCAATACCAAAATTGGCGCTCTGATCTTGAAGGTTCCTAGTAATACGTTGATTGGTCATCTGAACACACCCCAACGTGTGAGGCTGCTGCTACTCAAATTTTGTGCAACCCTGGGCAAAAATCCAGTGGCGTTGCTGCCGCGAATCACATTGGATCCCAGTCCTGCCAAAGCTTCTCCCACAAACGGCACATTACGAGCCACATTGTTGAGTAGTCCATCAATGCTGGATTCCAGATTGTCATTCAAGTCCAAAAGGAAAGCGTTAACACCACCAAACAAGTCACTGGGTTCATAATAGTCACCGCTGTTGAGGTTAAACAATATGATCTGTTTGTTTGTGATGGGAGCAGCCACCTCCATGTATTCAAAACCTTCATGCTTGATGGTCATGTCCACATTGGCAAGGGCGCTGCTGTCACTTTCCATACTGTCAAAGTTGATGCTGGTGATCTTGGGATTGTACATGCGCACCATGGTATACTTTTTTCCATAGAACACATACACATCCAAGCTATCAAAAAAATTGGTGTCCCAGCTGGTGGTATCAGGAGGGCTAAATCCCCATCCGTTGGCTATGGGAAACCTATTTTGCACCACACTACTTTTCCAGGTTGTGGCAGCATTTTTACCTCGCCCGTCACCAAAATACCATTTGTAGTAGTCACGCCATACCTTTAGCACCCTATCATCCACTGTGTCATGGAGGGTCACATTTACACCATCATATTCGATGCCAGTATGAATCAAGCGTTTGCGATTATATTGATTGAGTTCTTTTACTTGTGGAGATGCTTTGGGACGATCAATCTTGTTAATCTGAAACGCAAACCCCTGCTGCCAGGTGCTGAAATTTCTCAACGTGCCAATGTAGGGTCCTGGATTGAAGGTTGCATAGTACAAAAACTTCTGTCTAGGCATGGCCTGTATGGCACGGTTAGCCTTGTTGTGTACTGTTGCATATCTGCTGGTGCGCAGGAACAAAGGCAAGCCGCGGTAATAAGTTCTATTACCGCCGCTTGTTCCTCCAAATAAATTAGTGCCAATTCCGCTTGCCAAGCCCCCCGTCGTGGAGCCCAAGATGCCTGGCAAACCTAGACTTTCACTCATGGGTTACTTTAGCCAATTACTTGGCCAGTCCTGAACTGTGGATTTGTTTCAAACAGTCCATCAGCCAAGGTGGCATTATCATATCTCACTTGCAGCTGGATGGTAACAGGATCACTGCTTTGATAATCCAACTGCTGGTAGTTTACGCTTTCCAGGAAGCAACCTTCCAGTGTCCACTGTTCAAAAATAGCTTCGTTGCCACCATCCATGATTTCCATGATTGTTGTAAACTTGTAGTTTATGCCAGCAGCCACGCTTGTTTGTTCAAAAAAGTTCATCTGCTTTTGCAGTTGATGTCCCACAAGACGACTCACACTGTTGGTGATGTCATCACGAACTTCAATGTTTATAGCCTGCCATTCTGGCTTTTCAGCGTAGTACATGCGGCTGTTGTAGCTGTGCACCTGCACACTGTTGAAGTTTACGTTGGGGCGGTCGGCAGTCATTACTTGCTGAGTCAGCTCAAGGCCGCCAGCAATGGGTCCAAAATTGATCACACGTACCCGGAAACGGTGGCGAATCTTGGGCATAAGCATGCCATTTCTTGCTCCGTTAATGGGTACTCCAAATTTTGATAGGGTCTCTACCATAGTAGGTTATCTCCACGATTGTTGTGCTGATATTTATAGGCAGCGGTCAAAAACTTTCTGGGCACTGAGATATTGCACTTTTTTGAATAGATGAGCACAATCAGCTTATCTATTCAAGGAACTATCATGCACCATCCTGTAAAATTTGTTGAAAATCATAATGGACGATTCCTAGCAGTGGCTGGAGACCAATGGATACGTCACGGCATTGAGCACGTGGATCTGATTGGATTTGAGCTCAAGAAATTTCGTATGCTGCTGGATCTGGCCAAGCAGTTGCGACCCTTTCAAACAGATGTGGTGGATGGAGGCAGCAACATGGGCAGTTGGACCATACCATTGGCCCTTGTCCACAAGGACCTCACATTTCACATGTTTGAAGTTCAGAGATTTTTGTTCTGGGTAAGCTGTGGCAACCTTGCACTAAATCATGTGCAGAATGCAAGACCCAACTGGATGGGACTGGCTGACCAGTCAGGTGAGATTGAAATTCGCCAGCCAGATTATACGATTCAGGGAAACTTTGGTGCCTTTGAAGTGCAGCCACCATTTCAGAACAGTGATTGCGTTTTGCTTTACACAGATCAGGTGGACAAGGTGCGAACCACCACAATTGACAGTCTCAATCTTACGCCTGTGCTGATAAAAATGGATGTGGAAGGCATGGAATGGCTAGTTGTGCAAGGAGCACAAAAAACCATTGATACTTATCAGCCCATTGTTTGGGCTGAAAGACAGAAAAGCGATCCGGACAAGGTAATCCCCTTTTTCACGGATCGCGGTTATGCGTTGAGTTATGCGGTGGAAGGACACTGGCTGTTCCTTCCACCTTGGTTGACAGGGAACCCCAAGGTCCAGGAAATTTTGGCTGGTTAAGCGTGCCCTACTTGGCCATAGGCCATGGTTGCAATCAGTTCAGATTGGGCTAGTAGTCCAATCTGAATAACCTGGTTGGCACCTTCGATTGTTTCCTCTTGATGGTCTTCCTTGACCAAACTGATCAGATTACCCAGGCTCACACTTAGGCTTTCGATCAAAAGTCCCAGTGCTTCATTACGTGGCATCTTATCGCTGTAAAATTCCAACATGGCCACGGCATAACGAGTAATCTCCCCGCTAGCATATGCTCTGGCTGTGAAATAGTTGGGGTTATCTCCTTGATCAGGAGTAAGCTCACTCTTGAACTCTAGATCTATGGTGTCTTCATCTTCGTCCACGTGGTAGTTCCTTTGATCAATAATTTTCACTATATTTAGAATCTATACTGGAATGCTGATATGTCAATAAAAAAGCGGAGCAATTGCTTGCCCCGCTTTTTGAGTAAGTAAACTCCACTAGCCTTAGGGCAGGGGGTCCCCTGTGTTGAGGATACGCAATGGTATGTAGATGAATTCTATTGCCTTTACGGGCTTGATAGCCACATCAATCCACAGTTCGTTACGATCAATTCTTACAGGGGTGTTGTTGGTTTCATCGCAAAGCACTGCATAGTCATAAACTGCTCTAAGAGCAACCATGTCCCCAAAGAAGCTCTCAAATGTGCTTGTGACACTGTCACGTGTGAACTGATCATTGGGCTCAAACAAGAAGGGCTTGGCCAAGTTGTCCAACTGATAGTTGAGATAGTTCACCAAACGTACAACGTTCACACGGTTGAGAGCACTGTCAACTGGGCTAAGTGTGCGCTGACCATAAACAACCAATCCACGTCCTGCAATAAATGCGATGGGGTTTATCTTGTTGCTGTAGAGCACATCTCTCTGGCCTTGGCTTAACTGAACGGGCACATATTCGTTTTCGCTGTTCAGGTAACCCACGCTGGTGACTGCGCTTACCATACCGCGGTTGAAGCCGGCTGGTGCAAACCAAGGATAAGCCACTTGGTCATTGAATGCAATGGTGCGCAGCACTGTCATGCTGGGTGGAACAAAGATTTCCGTGCCGTCCAGGTTGGTGGCCAAGCCCCAAGGATAGTAAACACCAGCATAGCGGCTGCGGGTAATCAATCCTTCTTCCCCATTGCTGGGTGCATTGTTGCTGTTGTTGGCCCATACCTGAATGCTTGTTCCATCGGGAGTCAAGCGGGCTGGCGGATCCACCAACACAAATGCCACATCCTTCTTGTCTGTGTTCAGGTTTAGCATTTCGTCGATCAGTTCAGGATAGCCAGGTGTGGCAATCAAGTTGAAGAAGTTGCTTTCGCTGCGAATATCCTGGTTGCTGACGATGGCACTTGCCAAAGCACGAACAACCATAATACGCTGAGCCTTGCGTCCCATCAATGGTCCACCGTTGAGTGCATTTCCGCTGGCACTGACCCAACGATCACGATAAGCACCTGTGGTCAGGTAGTTGGGGCGCCATTCTTTGACGTTGTTGGTGCTATAGCGTGTGTTGAACACCAAGAATCCATAAGGATAAGTGAGTGCGCTGGGAGCATCTGGATCCACATAGTTGCTTACAAGCATGTCCTGAATCAGTTCACTGCCTGTGCTCAATCCATCGTCATTGGGACGAACGTCTGCAAACAGAATGCCTTGGCTGCTGCTCTGATCAGTCACATCCACCAATTGCCAGTAGCTGTTGAGTGAATCATAACGATATAGCTTGGGATAGTTTTCAGTGTCACTGGTATCAATCCACAAATCATTGTCAGCAAGTGGAGTGACACCATCGCTCTGGTAGCTGGGCTCGCTGGCGCTGAGGATCACACCATTGGGATCAGTGCCAGGATACATGTTGCGGTATCCCATCCACTGCACACCATCGCTCACCATCACATCTGCACGCAAATTGGTGCTGTACCACAGTCTTCCATCAGCAGGGCTGCCAGTTGGAGTGCTGGTGCTCTGAGTGTACATGTTGCTGGTGTTGATGGGCTGCCAGGTAGTGCCGTTCCAAATCTTGGCCAACAAATAGGCACTGCTGGGGTCAGTTATTTCACTATTATACTGAACATAAACACTACCCACAACACGGTTTGCACCGTATCCAGCATTGGCACTACTATCATCCATATACAATGGAGCAGCCTTGTTCTGCCATATGTCCAGTCCTGTGTTGTAACGCTTGATGCTCCAGGCTGCGCCGCGGTTGCTTGCAACAGTGTTGATCCAAATGTTTCCGCTGGACAACTGATCCAATGTGCGTGGTTGAGGAGTGCTCACACTGTAGCCCTGATAAACTAGGCTGTTACCATAAGTGGTTCCAGTGGGGATACCAGCCAACAGGAGCGGAGCAACACCATAGCTGTAGCCTGTGCCGTTTCGCATTGTAAAGAAGGTGCCGTTGTTGTTGGTGATCTTGAGGTAAGAGTCTGTGCCCACCATCATCACACTGGCTGTGATAATTCCGGTCAGTCCCAGGTTTGGATCATTATTGATTGCTGTTACAGCGGCATTCACATCACCAGTTGGGCTGATAGGGTTACTGGCAATTCCACCCACTGTGATATAGAAAGTATCTCCGTAGAAGGTAGGGTTGGCGTCTGTTCCTACTACTTCCCCGTAGAAGTTTTGGCTGATTGTAAAGCCCAGGTTCTCAAAAGGGCTACCAATGCTGTCGATAAGTGTGATGTTGGTCCCATCATAGTTAGTGATACGCAGATAGCTGTTGGGTCCATTACTATAAACACTGGCCAATGCATTTACATTTGCCAAGTCAAAAGCGTCGTTCAAGTCATTAGCAAAGCCGCTAAGTGTGCTGCTGCTGTTGGTAAAGCTGACTAGTGTAGTGCCAATATAAACTT